TAGAAACAATCACTTCTTTCTTCAACCATATCCAAAACATCAGTTGTTACAGATGGGTGTAATCTTCTAATAACACCAGGAGTTACAACCATATTGATATCAAATTCATCTGAGTTTGATAATGCTGAAATTGCTTTACCATATGCTACCGAACCACTAGCAGTTGCTGATGATAAGTTAAATCCTTGTGAGTTTCCTTCTACAATATCAGTTCCTTTGTAAATTGGAGTTGCAGGGCTCATACCATCAAAACCTTCTTGGAATGTTACTATGAATTGTGCAGATGTTGAACCAACTGTTAATGAACCACCGTTTGATGCATCTAATCCAAATACAGTATTCTCACCCACACCTGCTCCTGTTGGAATTGGTTTAGCGTAAATTACATTATCTGTATTACCATCTAAGTCGATACCACCGTATTGTGCAGTAGAACCTGTGATGTAAGTTACTTCTGGAATTAATGCTCCTACCGCTGCTGATGCAGAAACTGGTAATGTATAAGCCCCGTGTCCGAATGGAACTGCTTGTACCGGTGCAGATTCGTTTAAGTTTGCAATTCTAATATATTTTGAGTTATTCACCCAATCACCTGTTTCTGAAATTTTACCTGCTGCATCGATTGATAATTTTCTATCACCGATTACTCTACTGATAAAGTTAGGAGAATTAGGGTCTAAGTTAATGTTTGAGTAAGTTTCTAATACAACTTTCTTTTTGTTAGTATCTGTATATTGTCTTACTGTTAAAGTAAATGTACCATAATCAGTTCCACTTACAGTTCCTGCTGCTTTGATATTAGAAATACCAATTTTAACTTTTGTATTTGCAGCATTACCAACACCTAATGTTTCAACTTTAAATAAGTTATATCTATCACCTGAAATTGTTTGTGATTGAATGTATGGTGTGATTGCCTCTTGTGCATCAAATCCGAAAGTTTGGTCTCCTAATACAGTTACCGAAGCAGATGCATGAGAAGTAAATGTAATTGAAGAGTTCTTAAAGAATGCATATGAGTAAGCAGTTTTTGCTCCTAATGCAGATGTTCCAAATACTGCTTCAATATCATTTGTATCAGATGAATCCAAAGATGCAGTTAAATCTAAACTACCACTATTAGTGTGTAGTATAAAATCACCTTCTCCCGAACCAGTTACATTAGCACCATATAAACCCACATTTGAGTTTGTTGATGTATTAAATAAAATACCTAATGATTGTGATACTGCTCCCGAAGTTGCAGTTAATAATAAAGGAGCAGTTTCAATATATCCACCAATACCTGCAATTCTTGCGATTGTTGCAGTTCCTGCCTCTCTTAAATATGATTGTACTGCTAATGGTGTGTAGTATGTATCATCAACTGTTCCAAAAAGAGTTTCAAATTCTGTTTGAGAATTTACGATTGTTGGAACGATTGGTCCTTCTTTAAAAGGTCCGATGAATGCTGCACCAATATCAGCTACACCTTGTTGTAAAAATGATAGGTCGTTTTCTTTTGTAAAAACACCTGGTGATACTATTTTGTCTGCCATTTTAATGCTAAATTTAAAAATTTTATTATCTCATTATAAATATAAAAATTATTTCCAAAACAACAAATTACTATTTGTATGATGGAGAGAAATAATCATATACTTGTCCGATTTCAGTTGAATTTAATTGTCTGTTATAGAATAATACAGGTCCTAATTGTCCAGTAAATGGATAACTAGCTTCTTTAAAATTATACCCAACTGTTATTAAAGCAGATGTAGTATAAGTTTTTGACCCATTTGATATAGTTCCTTGTGATGTTTTATCTAAATACCCAACGTTAGTACCATTTAATGCGGCAGTATAAGAAACCATATACCAAGTGTTTGTAGATAATGCAAAATTACTACTTGTATATTGAATACTTGTACCATCATGTAGGTAATAAGTACCACTACCATTTGAATTAAGGTATAGAGATATTATTCTATCTGCACTTACAGTACCATCTTGTTTATTAAAAAAGTTATTCCAAGTATTAGCAGGATGTGATGCAAATCTAACCCAAGCTATTACTGAATATGCTGATGTGTTAAATTGAGTATATCCACCATTAATATTGGTTGTACCATCTTTATACCAAAACTTATTAGTATCCAAAGACCAGTATTTTTCTTTTCTGCTTGCTCCTGCGTTATATGCCGGATTTCCACCACTAATACCCGCTGCATTTGAAACACCCGCCGGTCTAAGACCCGTATTATATCCACCCAAATCTAACCAATCCGTTGTTGCAGTTCCGTTTGTAGATGCTGCTTTTGATGGGTCTAAATACATTCTCAATCCTGATGATGGGATGTATGGTTGTGTAGTTGTACCTTTATTATGAGATATTGTTCCATTTGCCAAATAAACGTCGGCATTCTCAACATTGACAGTTACAATTTCAATATCTTCGTTTATAATTTCAATATTAGTTACTTCAACTTCAACTAAACCATCTACATCTGTATAAGTTACTAATTTATCACCAATAACAACATCTTGAATAGCTTTAAAGTGATATTTGTTTATTTCAACATCATATACCCAAAGAGGGTGAGTTCCAGTTGCTTTAATTAAACCACCATTTAATTCAAAATATCCACTAGCAAAATTAAACGTAATATCACTAACAACCACATCTTGTGCTTCTCCATCCGATTCTTCCAACATATAGAATCTCCAATCCAATTGGTCAGAATCAGGGTCTTGTGATTCATCAGGCAATCCCGCTGGCACCCATGCTTTGATTCTATCTCCAACTACTAAATCTTCAACATTCATTTCCGTTCCAGTTGCAAGAGTTATTTTAGTTCCAAATAATAAACAAAAATCGGGTTGGTTAATCGTATTATAAACATCAACTGCATATAAAGTTTTTGTAGTTGGTGTGTTGTAGTTTGTTGCATTTACATTATATCCATCTGCGTAACTCATTTGTAATACAGATGATTGCTCTGAATACGATGATGCAACAACCGCATCTGGTGTTATTGGAAAAATAGATGGACCTGTTGAATATGTTCTAGTTCCAACTGTAAATACAGGATTACTAAATGAACAAGTATAATTGTTTGTAACTTGTTGAACTTTTGAATAAAATAAAGAACCAGTAGATGCAAATGAAAACTGTGCATTTTCTGTTGTTGATTCTACAATATATGTATATGTTGGAACTGTTACAGTAACCGCATCGGTTGCAAATCCAAGCAAAGAAGAGTTATTAGTTGCTCCACTTAAACCTCCCAATGAAACTTGCTGAGTTGTTCTTGCCGAACCACTTACTGCTCTGTATAAATTTCCTAATGATAAATTAGTTCTTGCCATTTTTTATGTATTATTCTCCGTTATAAATATGTAAAAGTTTTTCTTTCCATATTTCAGTATTTCCAAAGTGTGATTGCATCCAATCTTTTAATTTTTGATGTTCTGCTTTCCTTTCTTCGTAAGTATCGTTACAGATTTGTTCATAGGTTTCCTTAAAACTTTCTGCATCTTTTGCTTTATATTTGTAGTCAAGGGGAATACACCAGTTTTCATGTAGTATTGGTATCTTACCCCAATCAACTGCTTCAAATATTCCATATCCGAATGGTTCATTTTCAAAACATGAGTGAGATACACCCCAATCAAGTCCGTAGAACCTTTCTTTATATTTGTAATCAAATTTATAAATTTTACTTTTTTCAAATTTATATCCGTACTTTTGTCTATAATATTTATTAAAAGTTTCTGTGTTAGTAGATAAATATGATTCAAGTCCATCTATGAACTCTACATTCTTCCTACCTTCTGCTCTTGCAGCAAATCCTATTTTTAAAGATTCAGAAACTTCTTTATTTACTTTAAATTTGTATTTGTTTGGTATTTGATGTAAATTATCAGTTTTATATGGGAAATGGTATAACCCTACCCACACTTTATGTTTAATTTTATCAATCATTTCTGATTCATATTCCCAATTACCATACCAATGTAAGTATTCTTCTTTTTGCATTTGTGCCATTAAAGACACTTTTGTTAAATTATGAAAAATAATTGAATCAATCTTTTCCAAATTTTGATGAATAGCTCTTGTTGGGGTATAATGACCATGAAGAATATGTATCCGTCTTGCACCTTCAAATATTTTTAATATCTCATCTTCCGATGTTTCCCAAATGTGGTCAATATCAATTGGAAATTCTTCGTAATTTTGAGGTTTGTGTCTGTGGAATAGAAGAAGTGGCTTCACTTCTAAATGAGGAGCCACTTCTTTTATCCATTCTGTTACCCATATATCCGCACCACTATTGAACCAAGGTCCTCCTGCGGTGGTGTAGTAAACGTCATACATTTATTTAGAACCTATTTGTGCCTTTAACTGGTCTATTTGAATTTGTTGTTCTTTAATTGCTTCTACCAATAAACCTACCATTTTTGAATAATCTAATGCTAAGAAACCATCGTTTCTTTCAGTTACTACCTGTGGTAATACTGATTGAACTTCTTGTGCGATTAAACCTGTCTTTGGAGTTGATTTTGTTACTTCGTTCACATCATCATTCCATTCCCAAGTTACACCATTCAATTGTTTAACTTTCAATACTGCATTTGAGATAGTTTGAATGTTATTCTTATGTCTTCTATCAGAAGTATAGTATGCGGTAATATCACCTGTTGCAGTAATAGTTCCGTTAATTGTTAAATTACCAAATGTTGGAGTTGCGTTTGTTGCTACCGATTGTCCAATTGCTACCGTTGGAGTTGCACCTTCACCACTATTGTTTGATAATGTTACACCCGTTCCTGCAACTAAACTTGCTACATAATCACCAGTTGTATCAGTTCCTAATGCTACTGAATTTGCAGATATTGTAGTTGCAAACGAAACATTGGCTAAATTGGTAATAGTTCCCGTACCGGTTACATCTCCCGTTAATGTGATAGAAATATCTTTACCTTCTAAATCACTTAATCTAGTCAATGCTGATGCGCTGAATGCTTCTAAATTAGCCGTTTCAATCATTAAACTTGCAGTTGCAGAGTTTAAATTAGTTATTGATGTAGCTTGTGTATTATTTGTAGATAATGCAGTAGATGCAGATGCTTCTAATGCAGTTAATCTTGTATTTTGTGTTGTGTTAGTTGTATCATTAGAACCAGTATAAGTGTTTAATGAACTCAATATTCCAATCACCTGCGATGAACCAGATACTACACCATTTGTTGATAAAATTTGTCCACTAAATGATGTTCCGGTAAATGCCTCTGCTTTGAAATCTGCTAATGCAAATGAGGCATGCGCAGTATCAATTGTTCCAGATGGTTCAGGAGTATATCCTTTAAATACTTTCCATGTACCACTATCACTTGCATCTCTGAAAATACCAGTATGTGCATAAGTACCATCATTATAGTTACCAACTATACCCAAATCAGGGTTAGTTATAGTAGAACCTTCATTTAAATAAATAAGGTTATCGTTTACTGCTAAATTTTCAGAATTAATTATAGATTGTGTACCATATACTACTATATCACCTAAAAACGAAACAGTTGAACCCGTCAATTGAATACCTGCTTGCAAAGAAGAAGTATATGAATTCAAATTAGTTATAGAAACACCCTGCGAGTCATTAGTAGTTTTAGCAGTTGATGCGGAACTAATTAAAGAACCAGTAATAGTTGCTAAATTACTATTTTGTGTTAGTTGTGAACCACTAAATGTTTCCAAATTAGATGTTTCAACTTCTAATGCAGATAATCTAGTTAATGCCGATGCACTAAATGTTTCTAAATTTGTAGTTTCTACAATTAAAGATGCAGTTGCTGAATTTATATTAGTTATTGAAACTCTATCAGCAGATGCCGAAGAAATCAATGAACCCGTAATGGTTGCTAATGCAGTATCATATGCACTAAATCCGGTAGTTGATTGTAAAGTTACTTGCGATGAACCACTAACTAACCCATCTATATCAAATAATAAATCTATTTGTGCCGAAGATGAAATAATACCAGAAGGTATGTTTGAAAGTTGTGGGTATGATACTTGCGATGAACCAGAAATTAAACCATTTATAGGTGCAAGTATTATATCTCCTGTATCTAGTCCGATTTCGAGAGTTCCTAATGATGTATTTACATACGGTTCTCCGAATGCTAACGAACCTGATTTCTGTGCGGTTGTCCCACGTCTAAATTTAAGTGCCATCTAGTTTACCTTTTTTTTAGTACGATTATGTTGTTTATATAAATATCTATTTTTTTACGAAACCTACACATTAAAATCTATATGGAATTGACTTCCACTATAAGTAAAATATTGTGCATATGATGCCGAATATAATTCCAATGCATCTAATCTAGTATTAGTAGATGCTGATGTGGTTTCTAACGAAGCAACTCTACCATTTATAGATGCAGAAGTTATTTCTAATGCTCCAACTCTTGCGTTAGTAGAACCCGAATTAGTTTCTAATGAATCTAATCTAGTATTAGCAGATGCAGTAAATTCGTTTATTTTAGTAAATTCCGCTGCTAATCCCGCTCCTACTGAAATAGATGCGGTGTATTCTAATTCATCTAATCTAATTTCAGTTGCACCTGTGTAGGTATTTAACGAAGATGTAAATTGGTGAATAGAACCGGTTACTTGTGCTAATGTTGTAAATCTTCCTTCAAAACTTGCAGTTACATTACCTATCGTTGCAAATCTACTTTCAAATGAACTAGCTGAACTAATTAAAGAAGCAGTTACTATTCCAATTTCAGTTGCTCTACTTTCTAATGATGCAGTTTCAGTTCCTAATGTTGCAAATCTACTTTCGAATGAACTCGCTGAACTGATTAAAGAACCTGTAATTGTTGCAATTGCAGTTGCTCTTCCTTCTAAACTTGCAGTTTCTAGATTTAAGTTAGATATTGCAATTGTGTTTAAAGATGCCGTTTGGATTAGAGAACCTGTTATTGTTGCCAAATCACTTGCTCTACTTTCTAAACTACCTGTTTCCGTTTCTAATGCAGTTAATC